CCAATCTCACCACTAGGCTTTACTCTTTAATCTAGTCAAACTTGTTTATCTCAAGTTTCAGTCTATGATATATAGATTGCAGAAGCTATATAAAAAAGAAGGCAATAGATGGCATTACAATCAATTAACTTATATTCTAAAACTGGAATAACTGACCCGTGTATTGAAGGCGGTCAGAGTACTTTAGGCATTTTCTATTGGAACGATGACGATGGTTTTGGCGGTAATTTACCGAACAATTTAGACGCTATTGTAAATAATGGTAAGCAAATCTATAATGATATCTTATTCGTAGAGTTAGCACAGGATGGTTGGTATGCTAAGTCTCTATTTCCTGATCAAACTCAAGTTGATGTATATGAGTTCCAGGTTAACCAGCAGGTTGGTAGTTGGGTTAGTCAAGCACAATGCCAACCTTCAAAGGTGGCTTCGATTGCAGTTTACTATAAAGACCCTAATCAATTAAACCCGGGCGGAGAGCCAGTGAATACGAACCCTTGCGACCCTATTGTCAGTACATCACTGATTACAATCTACTACGACACTGATGCAAAAGGTGGCTTACCCCCTGGTTTAACTCTAGCACAGGCTATACAGGCTGGTCTTAGTTTCTCCACAAATGATTTGTATTCTGATTTTTCAATGAGCCAACCACTAAATGACGGTTGGTACGCTGACGATGATTTTCCAGATTCTGTAAATGATGTAAAAGTTTATCTTTTTTTAGAAGGCGATCATTATGCAAATCTAAATACTTCAGGTTTTATTTTATGCCAAGCAACAGGAGGGACTAGTGGAACTTCTGGAACTTCTGGAACATCTGGAAGTTCTGGTACTGCAGGTACTTTTTCATTAATTGTAACCGCAGCTGCTGCGGGTACCACAGCAGTTGCGGGTACCACAGCAGCTGCGGGTACCACAGCAGACTCTGTGAGTACCACAGAGTCTGCTGTGGGTTCCATATGCCAAGATGTTGCAGATGATGATCCCGCTTCAACACTTATATTTGACATTGTATATTATTGGACATCTAGCGGTCCTTTAACACTAGCTCAAGTAGCTGCTGCAAATATACCTATTTTCTCAGATCCGGTTGGTGCTAATGACTACGGCGCTCAGGTTCATATTGGACTTACACCAACATATAATTTTATTGTTAAGGATAGTGCTTACTATAGAGAGTTTAATCAGAGTGGTATATTCTATTGGAATTATAATGAATATAATCCGGCGAATTCTAAGTGGATTCCCGAGTTACAAGGCGAGTGTGCGCCTATTCCAGAACCACAAGCATGGCCTATAATACTTTATCATGATGACACTTTATCTGATTCAGATAGTATTTCAGAATACTGCTGTAGCAATAACGCGGCTTCATTTACCTACTATTATTGGAGTGTAGATCCTTATCCAAACTTATTTAGTTTAGCTAATGCCGGCGTTTTACTCTATGAAGATGCAACTGCAGCTGAAGATGCTGAACCCCGTAAAGTTCTACCATTTGGTATATGGGGAGATGAAACTGGCATTGGCACTGATAAACTGCTTAAATTTAGACCTAATAATGATGGTCAACTAGCATGGTTCGGTCTAGACGATAGTGATACGGAGACAGAGCGCCCTAATATCAGGAAATATTTTAACTGCTTTGATTTTACTCAGCCTGCTGGTAGCCCGAATACCAACATACAGAGTACAAGTCCTTTTGCGAACAAAGTATTTTATGCTTTTTATTCATGTGACCCGACAGCGGGCGAACATATTTTACATGTAGTCGACGGACAGCATTTTGCTAACGCCGATAACTTCATGAGTGACTTCGTAGAAACTCTAGTTACCAATGGTTATCCAACTATTGAAACTGGCGTTATTGGCTGTCAAACGTACAAGCATAAAGTTATTGCAGAGAGCATCGAAGAAGCAGTGCAGCTTTTAAAAGCGGAAGAATCTGCCGGTGTCAAATATTATGATGCTGTACAAGAGTCTGAGTTAAGTGATTTAGGTATTGGTGACTTTGTAACTCTTAGTATTTATGCAAATTGCTGTGACTGTATACGAAGATTAAACAGTAGTAGTTATCAGTTTGGTGAAACTGGCGTTGTTCAACCAGCGGGCCTAGGGCCTAACTTTGCAGTAGAGAGAAATGCAAAGCTGGATAACGTTGCTAAACCTCTTTTAAGAACCAACCCTAAGTTGACAACCAACGTTAAACTTGTTGTTAACTCAAGAGATGAACTATATCTTGATTCGATCAGTGCAACTGATGATTTAGCATCTGCTAATTACAAGAAGTTTCCAATTAACCCAAGAGGATCTTACGCGTATGATCTGACTAGATTCTACACTAAGAATAAAACACCACTTGAGATAGTTTACACAACTAAGAGGCGAGATTCTGACTTCTCTGTTTTCTCTGAGTATGAGAAACAGATCGAAGAAGATTACCATTACGGTACGACAATGAACTATTCTAAACTATATGACGAGGAGTTTAGAATGTTTGCTCCGATCTATGTTGATCTAAATATGCCTAAGAAGTTTGTAATCTACAGGATAAACGACCCTAAGGATAGTACTTCTTTTACGGATAGTGCTCTTGGTAATGAGGCTAGAATTAAAAAGTTAATTGAGAAATCTGAGATTGTTAAGGTTTTTGATCTGACTAAGAATAGCAATATCGGTAAGTATTTAAGAAATTACGTACAGGATCAAGCCTTTCCAAAGGCTCCGATTACATTCTCATTCGAAGAGAATGAAAAGACTACATATAATGGTATTGATCTTATTAAAGGTGGTTTTACTAAGAAGGCTGAGTATATGCATAACGATTTTATACTTAAAGATAAGCCTTTAGTAGCTGCTAATGACTTTATTACCGACGGTTTTAGAAGAAATAACATTGCAGCTGCAAACATCATCAACGTGGAATTCCTGTTCGATGACCCACATGCAAATACTTATTCGGTTAACAGATACATTGGTCTTTACGTAGATGACATTGAGACTGGTTCTGGTCGAGTTTCTTCGATTAGAAATGGTAACATTATCTTTAAGAACGTGAACTCTAACATGAGCTCTACGTTTGACTACGCGGCAATACCTTCTTATAAAATGTTAACTGAAATGCCAATTTTAGCCTATGCTAGAACTGGTGAAAATTACTATAAGCTTGACAATACTAGAAGTTATGACCACAGTAGACTAGAGCTTAGAGTCCAAGACCCTAGAAATGAAATACCTGCACAGTTGGGTATACAGTACAAAGGTCAAACGATTGACATAAAGGCTAATCCTAACAGGGGATTTGACTTTATTAAAGTTAAAGTCATTGATATTCCAAACCACAATGATAAAATTGCACTGGCCACTGTAAAGAATGAGTCTTATAGATTTACATTTGTTAAGTTTGTAGCTAATACTATTGTTCAAATTAGCGATTCTCTTTACGCTTCAACTGAAACTGGTGACGGCTTAAACCCAACCAATGGTGCTGCTATTGTGTCGATTACAGACGATGGTGGTTCAACTTATGATTCACTTGCAGTTACAATTGATGATGGTACGACTTCATCTACAATTGTGTTTGATGAAAACACAGGCCAGACTTTAGTAGACCTTACACCATTTGGTTTATCAGGTCACTTGGGTTTTACATCGAATGAGATCGTGAATGTGCTTAATGCTGACTTCGCAACTAACGGTATTAATCTAGTGGCTTCAACTGTTGATAGTGGTATACCAGGCTTCCCAAATCTTAAAATTTCGGCAACAAACACAAGTGCAACAATTAATATATCAGGCGCAGATACAGATAAATTAGGTAAAACTTTTTTAACCGGAACTGGTGTTGCTGCAACATCTGGTACAACTATATCTTTCAATACTGGCGCTGATGTTAATACTGCTCTTTCTAATTTAGAAACTGCATATGCAACTTCTTCTGCAGATGTTTACAACCTTGAAGTGTTAGACAATGGCTTTATCTTAACCGAGAAGTTAGCTAATCTACTTAATCTAGCACCAGAAGTTACTGTATCAAATGGTAACGTCTTTAATAGAAAGGAGATCTATACAAACGTTGAGATACCCAACAGATCTTATTATGCCGCAGATCCAAATCCTGCAAGTCCGAATTACTTAACCAAAGGAACTTTCAGTGGACAATACTTTTCTGCTGCTGGTAATACTAGAGATGTTGCTATTGCTTTAACTAAGTTAATTAGAGAAAGAGGAGACTTTGATGCATTTAACATCGGTGATGAAATTTATGTGAGTGTTAAGATACCGGGTTATAAAATTATGCAGCAAGCATTCTTAGTTAACAGGAGCAATACACTACCATTCTTGGAGTTTGAGGCTATTAACATAGACTCTGATAACGAATTAGAGCTAGGAGATTTAGCTATCGGCACTTCTGGCAACTGGGATGCGTATTTCTTTAAAGGTGGTAATTTAGAGAATAAGAGTATTTTAGTGACTAAAGAAACTGCTCCAGTTATAAGTGTAGGTGAGTATTTACCAACTGCATATAAGGGGCGTTATAATAGAGTCGTAGATATTGTTCAAGATATTACAGACCCTGTTGGTGATTACTTAAAGGTTATATTATCTTTGGAGAGCTCAGTTAAGGATGGTGAAGTTAGAGTTTTTGTAGATAGAGACTTAACGATGGGTCTATTCTCAGCATACTCAATTTACGATATGGACTTTGACTTCCACGATACCGCTAATTCTAATCTTAAAGAACTGGACTATGAGACGACAGATCAGATAGTTTATGAACCTTATGATGGGGTTAGTCAAAATAACAATCCACTAGCAGGTGACTTGATAAAAACCGATATTCTAAGTGAAGATTATGAAGTTTCACCGGATAAGTATTTCGCTAATTTACAGCCACTTCTTGGTAATGAAGATATTGATGATGTAGATTTAGAATCTATAGGAAGTGAATATGATAGACTTTTTGAAAATGAGATTAAAGAGTTTGCGGTTGGTTCTAGGGTAGTGCCTAACGTTAACAAGTGGGTTTTAAGAAACGGGAACACCGTAAGAGAGGAGCCTTATCACTTGAATGCGAATAGCGCATTTGGTAGAACAAATTTTGCGCCTGATCTTGAAGTTACAGAACGTGATAGAAGAGCGTTTACTCACGAGTGGTTCTATGTTGAGAACTTACCTGATTATCTAAGGTTCTGGCAGATTAATAACACCTTTAGTTATATTAACTTTATTAAAGGGTTTGATCTAACTAAAGACCTATTTAAGAGAGTTGACTATGACTACTTCGATATGTTTATGGTCGGTGAAGGTCACGAAATTGATCTTTATAATGAAGATCCACTTAAAAGAGATTCGAGCCTTTTCAATATTAACAGCTACATAAAATCTAATCTACGTAAGAAATATACCATTATCGATAATGGTTCTTCTGAAACTTTTGCGAATACTATATTTAAGGGCTTAAATGTAACTCTTAAATCTAGGAAGGAGTTTGTTAATAACGTGGCTTCAGAATTTGTAAAGAATACTGAGTTTAACGGTTATAAGTTTAGTATAATGGTTAAGGTTAACAACCAAGCTTCTAATAATTCGATTGATTTTGAGGTTATTCAGAATAAGAAGTTTAAATTTGTAATCTTCTATATTACGTTGAATACGGGTGATGTTTGGGCATCAGATCTAAACAGAAAGCTATTCTATGAACTTAAACACCAACTTAACTATAACACGGTTACTAATAAATACGTTTATGCTGACATAAACATTGGCGGCGCATTAAACTTAAAGGCTATTAATTTTAATGGTTTAGGCCCTTACCGAGTTTATGGAATTGACCATGCGGATGGATCAGTTCCTAATTTTGATTCTCAAATATCTAAGAACACTTCAGGTACTTATAATAACATTGTAATTGACTTAGGTGCTATTGGTGAATATCAAGTACAAGTCTTCTCAGTAGAATCTGATGGTGAACTTTTCATACAAGGTAGACCTACTAAAGTCGGAGGATCTGTTAGTGACCCAGACTATTATTTAGATACAGTTGCTTTAAATATTGCTGATCTTAAGAACGCAACATATACTTATATTGGCGGTGGTTTTAACGCACAGCAATTGATACTTAATGAATTAACTGCCGGTAATGTCTCTAAAGTGCTTAACAACAACGATGACAGAGTTACTTATACAACTATCGAGAGTGATGGAACTGTAAGCAATAACAAGTTTGTTATTAACTTTAACGACGGTAAAGAGATTATCAAGAAGGTAGATCTGGCTACAGTTGAAGATATTGATAAGCCAAAAAGCTATAAGCTGTTAAGTACTGATATTACAGCAAAATTATCAGGAGATACGACAAGCTATATTGAAGCTTATGATAAGTCTAAGAAAACAATAGGTTATAACATTGTAGCAACTAATCCATACTATGCGTTTATGGTAAGGCACTCAGGTGATTATACGATAGACCTAGAACCTGTAGTTACCTTTACAGATATTTATACGCACTTTAAAACAAATAGAAAGCACTCTACTTTAGATTTATTTGAACAACTATTTGAGACGCCTTTGTATAAGCACAGTCTAACTAGTTCAGCCGAGATTAACATTGCTAGATCTTATTACAATAAATTCAATAGATGTGGTGTTGCATTTAACGTTGGTTTTATTAAAGACTCAAACGTAATGAAGGTGGTTCAAGGCGAAGCTGTTGTGCCTCAGGCGGCAACTCATGATTTAGGTTGGGGTAAAATTAAGAACCATTACTACCATAAGGTTAATGAGATTAACCCGAATGGCGTATTGAAGCTAACTAAAGGTGGAGACTTCTTGCCAGTTTACCCAATGATTGACGAGATAGCAATCGACTACAAAGATGTTAATGTCTTTAAGTCTTCTTGGGAAGATGGTTATTACACAAGGTCTCTAGCTGGTGGTAAAAAAGTCAATGTTGCCGGTACTTTTGACACTGCAGAAGAAAGATCTTATCTAGGTTCTACTGTGATGAAACTACAAGACGCTTATTTCTTAACAGAGTTTACAGTTCAGTTTGCGAACTCAGAAGAAGAACTAGACGATATTCTAAGAACTAACAACAACGAGAATGATGTTGTAATTTATGAAGACGATCAGACACTAATAGCTGACTTCTACATGAATGACGTGGTCTATCAAAAATTAAGTGATCTTGGTGCTTTAAACACACTGTCTCAGTTTATTGACCCAGTAAAGTCAATTGGTGATAAGACTACACTAAGTGATGATATGCAGGACTACGTAAATAAGAACTTAATTCAAGCGTTTACAATTGACCAGATTGACCTTTGGGTAAGTAGATTTAAAGGATCTCAGTCTAATATATTAAGCACTTCAAGTCTTGAGGGTCTAGATGACGGTGGCTTTACTAGAGATCAGAGCTTTACTTATAGCTTACATGGTGATACACCGCTAAACTTCAGGTTGATATATAACAAAAGACTAGGCTATTCTTACAATATTAGACCTATGATAAAAATACAGTCCTAAAATGGCAATCAACATAAAAGAAATATTAACTACGGACAGTGATGTAATTAAGGTTGACAAGACTAATTACAACTTTGATCAGCTTACTGCTAACGGCGGTGGACCGATCGGGATCAAGGGCCAGAAAGGTGAACTCGGCGGAATTGGTACAACAGGAGCAAAGGGTGAAAAAGGTGATGAAGGAGCAAAAGGAGATACTGGAGCAACTGGTGCTGACGTTAACAACTGGGGTAGAATAAGCTACGACAATGAGCAAGACGCTGATATATTAAAACCAAAGAGAGATAATAATACTGATGAACCTGTTTCTATTATTCTAGGCGATGAAGGCTATGAAGATGGTGTAACAGATGGTATTATTAATCCAACCGCGTGGTTAAATATAGTTTTACCTGATAGTCAAAAATACAGTAATTATGCTAGTTTTTTAAACAGCACTTCTTCTGTTTTAAACCTTTCAAGTTCAACACAGTCAAGCATTGATACTTACCAGATTAGCCATGGAACTTCTACAAATAATGTGGACTTTAAGATACACATTAAGAATAGTTTATACTTATATGGACCTGATTTAGTGCAGATTACATCTGATACTGCGATTAAGCTTAATGCTGCTAACAACCCTATTACATTAGGGCCAGATACTGGTACTTCTTCAGGTCAAATTGATCTAAGAGCTGACAACGTTATCGCTAGAGGTAATTTAACAGTTGAAGGTACATCAGCTGGTTATATCAAAGTGCCAAATGGTACTACAGCTAATAGACCAACAGGTGCTTATGGTATGATCCGCTACAATACTAACTTAAATGTTGGCCATAGTACTAAGTTAGGTAGCTTGGAGACCTTCGTTCAGCACCCAGATGGAGATTACTGGAAGCCTTTGGGCAATATGGTAGACGCAGACGGCGATACTTTTATTACGGTAGACTATGCTGATAACGACGGAACTGATAATGTTATTAGACTTAATGTTGGTTATCTTAGCAGTGGTTCTTACTTAACAGAAGTTGTCGGTACTTTTGGTGAAACTATTGGTGATGGAACAACAGATCTTGATAGAGTATTTATGTACAATAATGTTATATACGCTACAGATGGTATTTTAGTACCTAATGATTCTGGTTTAAGGATAAGGGAGAGCGAATTAGTAGCAGGCGGTAGTCAAGTTGCTGCACAGAATAGCGGAGCCGCAGCTGCTAATAGAACTTTAGCAGATTATTTTTATAGAGAAAGTGCTTTACAATATGATGTTGATACATTTACTGATACTACTCCATTTAGCAGTGGTACATCCGGTGTTTCTCTTACACCTTCTGCTTATAGATATACAAATCAGGTTATAAAGGCTCTTTCTTTTACTAATAGTACAGGTACTAATTTTAGCGCTTCAAACGTAGCTATTATCATTGACCACAATAAAACAAAAATGTCTTATGTTAAAGTTGGGCATATGGTAACAGTTTGGGGAAGAATAGATTATTTCCCATACTCAATAGCTAGTGATTACTTAAGTACAGAAACACCAGATATTAACTTTGATGGAACTAGTAATGCTTCTAGTATTTCGTCTCCTTCTAGAAGAGCTGCATTTGCAATAGGTAAACCAGCTGCTTTCCCGTATACTTCTGGTCTTACAGATACTAGAGTTGTATTCCCAATAGCTGTTAGTTTAACAGCACAAGACGGTACTGCATCTGAAGTTAATGTTAGATATTTTGGAGTTATTGAACCAGGCATGAATGTATTTACAATTATACAAGTAGATGATAGTACTGGGTTTATACCTGACGAAGAGTCAGAACCAGCCAATTCACACTACGCTAAACATTTAGACATTGATGATTTAAAATTAACATCAGAAACGCCAGGTGAAGTTATTACACTAGAGTATAACTTTAGTATGCCTACAGATGTTAATTCATATGATCTTGGATCTAATTCTCTTGCTATTTACACTGAAAGTGCACTAGTAGCTCAACAACAGTCAGGTACTGGTGGTGGCGGTGGAACATACACACCCTCTTAATATAGAATAAACAAATGAACTATTTACTTAAAATATACAACTTCTTTAAAAATCTTGATACAAAGACACTTGCTTTTATCGGCGGAGCTCTTCTTATGCTCTTTATGATGAGGCAGTGTAATACTATCTCTAATTTAAAGGAGGACCTAGAGTTTCAGAAAGAGGTTTCAACAACTAACTTTAATAATTATCTAGCAGCAAAAGACTCAATCCAATATTTTGAAAATGAACTAGGCAATAAAGTTGCCAAAATATCTAGCTTTGAATTTCTAGTAAGTGATCTAGAAAAAGCAAATCTAGATATTAACAATAAGTACGTTAGAGTTTTAGGACTAAATAGAGATTTAAAAGGAGTTAATTCTCTACTTTCGGCTGAGATTAAAGTAAAGGATAGTTTATTAGCATTGACATCAGTTACTGCAATTGATGAGTTAACAGGAAAAATAGACTTTGATGATTCTGATGACTTTGGCTCTGGAAATACTCGAAGTGTTGTCGGAGATTTAACAGTAACATACGATACAATATCTAAGAGTTTTTATAGCTCTCCGGTAAATCTATCAATAACACAGACTCTTTCATTGAGGGCTGCTATTACTGAAAGCGATGGAAGAGACGTACTTAAAATCTCAAGTTCTTATCCAGGACTAAGCATAACTGGGATTGAGAACATTAATTTAATCAACGATAGGTTAAACAAAGAAAATAAGATAGATAAGAAAGCAGGTTTCAGCATTGGGATGGGTGTTGGTTATGGTTTAAACTATATTCCATCAACATCTAATGTTGTTTTCGGACCTTCAATTAATGTAGGTTTATACTGGTCACCTAAATGGTTAAGATTTTAATATGGCACAATCATCAAGATATTTTAGAATAGACGACGACGTACTTTTAGAGTTCATCTATCACGATCAATCTAACCCAAACGCGTATGAGATTGACGTAGATGATAATGGCTCTGAGGTTATGTTCTTGGATACGGACCAAGGCAACCCCTTTGCGCAAAGACACCTGATCTCTGAACTAGGTGGCGATGTCGTTAACTTCGACGTAACTGATGATGGAGCTTATATTGCAGTTGAAGGATTTGCCGCTAGAACTCTACTATTACAGAACGGTAAGACTTATAAATTTAACGTAAGTGCTCTTGCATTACCTACAGACTTCGATATTGAAGGTACATTGGGTATAAAGAGTTACGATGTGGTTGCTGGAGTTTTAACGTTTGTACCTAATACAGACGGCCAAACTAGTTATACTTATCCAAATAGAGTTGGTGGTAAAATTACAGTTGACCGTAGAGCTAACCCACTCTTCTCAAACCCAGATGAAGATACTGGCAATGACATTAATCAGACTTTAGGTCGCTTTCATGCCGTCCAACATGAAGACGATAAAACAAAGTATGCTCTGATTGGTTATGACTCAACTGGAGTCTACGATAAGTATAATTACATAAACAACTCAACGGATTGGCAAGGATCAAACTCAGGCGACCTGGTGACCAACCAAGCGGCGAATACTCTTGCTATCAATTATATCAAGTACGATACAATTAGACTACATTTAAGAAGTGGCTATTCTTTCGCTGCTCGAGGCTATGAGGGTTTCTTGTTTGAAGTAACTGCCGATAGAACTTCTGGCGTGAAGAACTATCTAACACAGTTAGTCTACTTGAATCAGAGTAACTACGAGTACGCTAATCCAAAGCCTTTTATTCTAGGTGAAACTCTCTATTCTAAGTTTATTGAATTAAAGGTACCAACTCTAGTACAGCAGAATCAAGAGTTCTTAGATAGATTCTACGGTGACGGTACTCAATTCTCATCTGACGTTTCACAGACCTCTAACTATGGTATTAATTTTAAACTGATCGATACGCTTTCAACTGAAGCTGGTTTTGATTATATTTACACTGGCGAAGAGAATAAGTTTACAATCTCAAGAGAGGATGAATTCCAGGACTTTACAGTTGTAGTTGAAGACGCTCTTGATGGAGATTACTTTAAGATCTACGGTGAAAAAGACAATTCAGCTTCTAATTTTGAGGGCTATATCCTGAATAGAATTCAGACTAGCCAAGATGATATTGCAGTCTTCTTTGATATTGAGGTGTTTGAACAAGTCGGAGTTTCTAACATTAAGACAGCAACTGCCGGCTTTACACAATATGAAGATTTTGATACTCCAATTGTCTATCGCCCGGTTATTCAAAACGCAAACGTTGCAGTTAATTTCTCAATCGACGTAACGATGAGAATTTACAACACAACGGATAATACTCAAATCGTAAAGAGAGCAAGTTTAACAGTACCACAGGCTGCTAAATACGGTAAGACTCTACAGAAGTTAACTATTAGCTCTGCAAACAAGCTAACTGAGATCTACAACATTCTGCCGAATACAACACCAAATAGGATTATTCAGGATGTTCTGACTAATGCTCTACCTAGAAGTACAAAACAGGTTATTGCTCTGGTTGAAAGACATAACGTTGTAACTTCAACAGCTCCGGTTCAAGCAGTACCGAGCCTATCAGATCCAAATACGTTTGAGATTGAAGATGTCGAGGCAGTTGACTACGTGAATAACAGCCAGTCTGTTATAACTATCCCGCCTTTTACAACTTATGTTAAGTTTAAATTTGCTAAGAAGAAAGGTGATGATCTGGAATATATCTCACTAAATAATGTTGAAAACGTTGTCCTAACTGTTGGTAGAGGTGAAAAGGCTCTTAAGTTTAACCACTATCCACATAAAGACATTGAGATGATCGACGGCGAAGTTCTATTTAAGATTGATGAAGGAAATGCTAAGATCATTAATGGCCGTAACAGAGGTAGATTCTACATATCTCTGGATAACGGTAACGAAGAAACTATGTTAACAACAGGAAGATATAGAGCAGGCTAATGATATTAAACAGTAGAAATAACTTATTTGACTTTCGTTTTCCAAGAAAGTTTATCCCAGAAGAAATTGTCGATAAGTATAAGCCGTACTTAAACAAGATTCCTGGTGGGCTTTTAGCAGAACCTGTAGACTTTGTGAACTATTCAATCCAGGGTTTAAACATACCTGGTGTAAGTTTTGATCCAACAACACAGGCTGATAACGACGGTACAACACGCTATCACAGAGGTGCAATACCAATACAGAATACGGTTAATAGGCAGTTTACAGTGACCTTTCAACTGTTGGATGGATATATAAACTACTGGATTATGATGGACACCTTGCTTTATTATTATGCAAGGACGACAACAGAACCATATATAAATCCGATGACCTTAAGGATATTGGACTCGGAAGGAAGCAGTGTGGCTTATATGCAATTTGAGCAGGTGATTATGAACTCAATTAATGACCTAAGCTTAAGCATGGCGGATAACGTTGCTGAATTCAGCACATTTGAAGTAACATTTTACTACAATAAATTAAACCTAAGACTAGAAATAGACTAACATAAAATGAAGACATTTGACAAATACTTAGTTGAAGAACATGTAACAGAAACTGACATGGCACTAATTAAAGAGGGCCTACAAGAAGAATGGACACCAGAACTAGAGGCCCGAGTAGATGCCGCTATTGATGAATTCATGAAAAAATATTCAGATGCTGACGGTAATTTGAGTATTGACGCCCTTAACGAGGAGATTACAAACGAGGGTTTACTAGGCTCTATTATTGGTGGTTTAACTGGATTTGCATTAGGTAAATCAGTTGGTAAGATGATTGCCAAAGTACTTGGTGTTCAGAAGGGTGTATTATATGATCTATTAACTTCAAGACTAGTAGGTGCTGCATTAGGCGCTAGTCTTGGTAAAAGATTCTAAATGAACTATATCGCAGTTGACTTCTCCTTAAACTCTCCAGGTATTTGTCTATACAACGATAAGAGTAAGAAGTATAAATTTATTGGTTACATCAAACCTAAAACCGGGACTAAAGCAGAACAAGCTTTGCAAGAGGAATTAGGCATGTTACAAGATGTAACGATGGTGACTCAGCCAGATTTTACAAATGATGAAAACTATTCGGGCTCTGAACTTGCAAAAGTAAAGCGCTACGATCGAATGGCTGATGAAATCATAAATCTCATTCTACAAGAGTCCTTTCCAGGTGACTCATTTACTATTGCATTCGAAGGAACTTCATACGGCTCAAAGATGGGCACTAACAACATGATTGATATGGCAGCTGGTGCAGCTATCCTGAAATTAAAGATGTTGAAAGTTCTGAAGCCGGAAGATTTGCTAACAGTCGCTCCGACGACAATTAAGAAATTCGCTGGTAAAGGTAATATGAATAAGTCTCAAGTGTTTGAGGCTTTCGTTGCTAATTCAATAGATGACAAGTCTCTGCTTAAGAGTCCTTTCTACGCTCGGATTAAAGAGCTAGACTGTGGGAAAAAGGTGCCTAAACCTGTTGATGACCTCGTCGACGCTTTCTTTCTTGCAGCCATGATCTCTGCTCCAGCTCTAACCTAACCTTATCTCTCCCCGAAAAGACATTTATTATATGCAAGCCCTGAAGATTTGTTCCAAAAAGGTTCAAAAAAACTTCAACTTTTTTCAGTTGAAACAATTTGTTAGCCTAGATATATAATACATGCAAGCAGATTATACTATGACGAGTAGATGTTTATGCACGGCAGAATATTTCCAGCTTAATAGCATTCTAACAAATATGGTGTTACACGGTTCGATCTCAAACGATGATCGCGAAGAACTACTACACAAAGCGAAGTTGCTAAAGACTGAGGATGGTAAGTGGAAAGATTCAAACGGAGACATATTAACTCTCAACTCGCCTGAAACAATAGTCTAATTGCAACTATAAGGTTTGAAAGTAATTTCAAGGAATTAAACATTTAAAAAGTAAATTAAAGTAAAATGAGCGAGAATTTTGACATTTTCAATTTGGGCGTAGAAGACGTAGAAACGCATCAGCCCGCAGCAAACACTTCAGCAAATGAAGTCTACAAACCATCAGCCGACGATGGCAAAGATGGAACTTACAAAGCACTAATCCGCTTTGTTCCTAACCCAGAGAATCCACGCAACTCTCTTATTCAAAAGTACGTACACTGGTTGACTAATTCATCTGGTGAAGGTAAACTGGTAGACTCTCCAAGTTCAATTGGTGAGAAATGCCCGATTGCAGACGTATTCTGGAAATTGCGTAAAAGTGATTCTGCAGTTGATCGTAAAGCTTCAGAAAAATTGAAGCGTCGTCAACAGTACTACGCGTTGATTAAGATCATTAAAGATCCACAAAACCCAGACTTAGATGGCACTTATAAAGTGTTCAAGTTCGGTTACAAAATCAAAGAGAAGATCGACGCTGAGTTGAAGCCAGACTTCGGTGAACCAACACAAGTATTTGACCTATTTGAAGGTAAGAACTTTGAGTTGATTATCACTCGTCAAGGTGAATACAACAACTACGACAAATCTAAATTCTCTTCAAGTCAGTCAGCTATTATCTTAGGCGATGCTCCGGCAGAACGTAACAAAGAGAACATGGCTACTATTAAAGAAGAGCTAGAAGGCGCACCTTCACTTGCTACGTATGATTACCAAGCTTGGGATGAAACAACTCGTGCTTTCGTAAACGACGTCCTTAGAATGTATCTAAATCCAGGTGATTCTATCTCTGAAATCTCTAGCCCAGCACCAAAGAAAAGTGCAGCTAAGGCAGAGCCTAAGAAAGAAGAACCAGTAGCAGTTGAAGCAGAAGCAGCTAGCGCAAGCAGCTCTTCTAGCGTGAACGCAGATGATGATTTAGATTCTTTCTTGAATGACCTCGACATCTAAACTTACTGATGACTTAAAGGACAGAATAAAAAGTACTCTTAAAGAAATAGCAGTACAAGAACATTCTGCACCTAATAAGCAAATGCTAAAAGACATGCCAGGACGAATAGTCTTGGCATGTCCTTATTGTGGTGACTCGCATACTGATGACACAAAGAAACGTGGCAACTTGTATTGGGACACTTTACAGTATCACTGTTATAACTGTGGACATCATACTAATATCCACACAATGGCCAAGGACTTTCAGGTTCGGATGGGCCAGAGCCAAGACACATTTAACGTTATTGACTATATTCAGAGCAATAAGATGAAGGTGAAGCAGTCAGATGCTTTACAACACAACATCTTAAAGAAGCTAAACGATATTGCAATTACAGTTGATGAGTTTAAGAAATTTGCACATGCGGAAGAGATTCAACCTGGCGACTGGATCTGGTTTAAACTAAAAGAAAGACTCTTACATAATAGAGCCGAAGAGTTTCTCTACTCACCTAAGACCTATAAGCTCTGGATCTTAAACTTTGGCGCTAACGGTAATATCATTGGTGTACAGAGTAGAAGAATGAAAGGCTACGGTCAACGTTATCTAACCTACGATATTGGCAAGCTCTATGAAGAGATGAAGAAAGAGCACGGTCTAACTGAAGAAGAACTTGCTCGAGTTAACAAGGCATCTACACTTTTCGGTATTATGCAACTCAACTTCCAGAGAGACGTTACAATATTTGAAGGGCCTCTTGACGCTAAGTTCATGAGCAACTCACTTGCACTTGCAACTGCTGGTAGATCGACAGAAGAGTTTGACGAAATGGCAACTGTCAGATATATGTTTGACAACGATAAAACAGGTAAGAAGAAGATGATTGAGAAGCTTAAGAAGGGCAGATCAGTCTTTATGTGGCAGAAATTCTTACAAGATTTTAAGCTAGATAAATATGATATAAAGGATCTAAATGATCTGATGTTGAAATGTTACGAGCTTAAAAACGACGCACATAAGAAGATTAACGATTATTTCACATCAAGTCAATTAGACCTATGGTACATATAGATGAATTAATGATTGACAACGAATTAGACGATTTTTATAGAGACCGTGACCGATTCAAAGGCCACAAGCTCTTAATTGACTTTGAGCAAATTGAGCTTAAGTTTACACCAAAGGATTTTAGTGCCGGCAAGCCAAAGATGAAGAAGAAACAGACGGCTGCCAAGTACATAAAACCTAGTAGAGACAAAGGTTCTCTATTTTAAAGATATATTGAATGAGCAAAGAAAAGATACTAGAGCTTGACAAAAAATTAAGCACTCAACGCACCAACTGGTCTAATAAGATTAAAGAACTTGCCAAAGGCCTAAAGAA